ACACTGATAGATGCATAACTACTATTTTGTCCAGATGTTCCAAGTTGACCAGATGAGAAGTAATCAGATCTGTAAGAACTAACACCAGATAATCCACCGCCACCGCCGCCGTGACCACCATCGTCACCAGGACCACCACCAGGACCACCAGAAGCACCACCGTTACCAGAACCACCAAAGGTAAGACCGTTACGAGCAACACCGCCGCCGCCGCCTCCACCGCCGCCGCCGACGCAACCGTAAACACCACCAGTACCACCAGCACCAGCACCTATAGCAGTTCCATTCTCTGCTTGCAATGCTACTGGGGGACCAGCTCCATTAACACCAGCACCACCATCGTAACCAGTAGCACCCGCTCCTCCACCACCGCCAGCACCTGCAACAATTAGAGTTCCTCTAAGCAGAAGTGATGCTGCACCACCACCACCACCGTCTGCATCAGCGTGACCCTCACCACCAGCCCCACCTGTGCCAGAGTGAGAAGCAGAACCACCAGATGGATTATCAGTAATACCACTTGTACCTTGTCCACCAAGTTCAACACTCCACGTATAGTTTTTCATCGTGGCGAGTTGATCCGATGCCAATTCTACTGTTACAACGCCGCCCCTTCTTCCATAGTATGTACCACGAGCATTACCACCCTTAGCCCCAGCAATTACAAATGTTGCTGAAGTTGGATTGCCCACTGAACTTAAAGTAAAACTGCCATCAGATGTCAAACTTTGTGTGTATGTTCCACTTTGACCACCAACAAATACGTTAATTCCAGCAGTAGAGTCGCCCAATGGACTGTATAATGTCGCAACCCCATATCCGCCGCCCAACGGGTCGCTTGGATAATCAACTGCTGGCCATCCATTACCTTCTACGCCATTAGATCCAGGTCCACCATCAATACCATCATAAGAATTAAAGTTCTCCGATCCAGCATTAGTTGCAGATCCACCAGATCCACCAGATCCACCAGAAAGACCAGAGGATGCTCCACCGCCACCACCACCTTCAGCAGTCAACCAAATTTTAGATCCATCACCAACTTTAACAACACTATTTCCACCAGCATTACCACCTGCGGTGCCAGCAGCACCAGATCCACCACCACCAACTGCTTCAATAATCAAGTTATCTGGTGTTCCGCCAGTAATATTTCCTAAGTTAATCGTGTATGGTCCACCAGGAGTAGTATATACCCACTCATCAGTAAAATCATAGATTGGTGTACCACCAGTATTGATTGTTCTACCACCAATAACAGAAGCACCAGTAAATGTTTTTGAAATTGGATTGGGGATATATGTTTGGAACTCATATGTTCCAGCACCCTGCTCACCAGAAGCAAGATAGAATTGCTCAGACTCAGCAACTGTTGGATCTTTAATTGTACCATTACCACCAGCACCACCCTGATAATCCAGAACATCATATGTTGCAACTGTATTATCAGTGTTTGGTTGTCTTAAAAGACCATGCTTGTGTGTAAATACTTGACCTGTAGTTGGGAACCATCTTGCTAGTCTTCCAGTTCCATCACGATAATCCTGCAAATATCTGTCACCAGATGCTTCGGAAATGTAAATTGTTTGACCAGGAACACTGTGATAAACAGTATGGTTATGCTGAGGAACTCCAGGGAGTCTGGATTCCCTCATAGTAACAGTAATTGTCTGGGATCCAATAATATCTACTGCTGTTGTCTCAATAACTTGATCATATCCAGTCGTAGTAATTCTACCAAGGGAGAAATAATCGTCCTGTTGATTCTGATCAAAATACCATGCACCACCAATTGTGCCCACACCAAGAGTTGAGTTACCAATATTTGGTGAGTTTGATCCATAGACGGAAGAGTTACCAACAATTTTTTTAGCAACAGTATCAGGAACCTTAAAAGTTCCCATGTATGGGTCACCCCAATTTTCCATCACATTAAATTTATTGACACCCTGAATTGATCCACTGGTTCTACCAATTCTGACAACCGCAGTGGCACCATTGCCACCACCTCCAGTGATAGTAACTCCAGGTGGATTGTCGGGGTCATATCCCAAACCACCGACAATAACATCAATAGAGATAACAGTTCCAGATTGAACATCAATATTTGCCTGAGCAGTTGCCTGTAGTGTGAGTACACCTGCAGGTGGGGGATCAATAGTAACCACAGGAGCACTGGTGTATCCAGAACCACCACTTGTTACATCAACACCACTGCTTGATCTACCTCCATAATCATTGCCAATAATTTCATATAACGCTGGATAGTCTGCAATATTATACTCTGATCCATCACAATACAAATAACCATCATGCGTATATGCAGGATCATCACCAAATTGATATGCATTTCCAGCAGTATCTGTCAACGCTGGATAATTCGTGGCGTTGAACTTAATAAAACTATGGTCATAAGAATTTTGACCCGTCTTTAGATTGGGTACAATTGCACCAATAGGTGTCGTATCTACTAAAAGATCTGTTAGGAATCCAGTTCTGCTATTTCTATAACTCTGTGTCATAATTAGACTTTAATTAGATACTCCATGATGATAAAAGGAGAACATGCCGCATCTACTGATACAGATGCATCAACACCAATATCCATCGTTGTTTGTAGGTTTTCTGGTGGAACGATGATTGCTCGTGTCTTCACCTTATATGTATGTTCGGTAGTCTCCAAATCAATCCTATGACTATGGAGAGTTGGGTCTTCTCCAGCAGCAACTGCCAAATCTACTGTGTCTGTAGTTACGTTTTCAATGTCTGGAGTACATTGAGATTCTTGAACGTTCTGATTACTTTGAAGAGGTAAGACATCATATAAACTGTTGTTATTAAAATCTTCTGGAACACCCTGAGCACCTTGTACATAGGTCGCAGGAACATCATTACTTGAGTCTTGTGAAGCACTTTGGTCTTGAATAATACAAATTGGGAAAAAACCCAAATTAATTTCATTAGTATTAGTAAGTCTAGCCAGGTTTGACTGGTCAGCAGATCCTTCTAACTGAGATCTATCAACCGTGAAAGATTGATTTGTCAAACAGTTATATGTGTACTGTTCACCAGCACCAAAAATACAACCACCATAATAAATTGTTTGAAATAGTCCAGATCCCCAAACTGGTTGCCCACTGAACTGTGTACCAGCGTTTGGATTCCATGGGTCAATGGCAAGGCATGGTTGCTGTCCACTGCCAGGGATTCCACTATCATTTGTTGTAGCATCTAACCAGTCTTGAACATCAATTGTTGATGCATTCAAACGACCAGTTTGTCCTTGACCCTGCGGTTCCGATGTTGATGCCTCATTAGTAGACAAGTTTCTTGCTCTTACTGCAGAGTGGAAGTGAGCATGTGGATGCAATGCATTTTCCTCCACACCTTCTTGATCTGTGTAATGAGTGTCACCAGCATATGTGTATGATGGTCTACCTCTTACAGCAATCTCTTGAGATGGTACACTAATCTCACCACTATATGTAATTCTTACATTCTCACCAATGGCAGACACTGCTTCAATACCAATACCAGATCTGCTAATTTCATTTCCCAATGCATTATTTAATCTGATATTATTATAGACACCTGCGTTAGCACCAGATGTTGGTTCTGGATACTTAGATCCAAGATCTGGTACGGCAAATTGACTTTCCGTAATAGTATCTAGTGGTGTGCCATCAATATTTCTTCTAAGAAATTTTGATTGCTCTCCTGTTCCGAGGATAGCAGCAAGTCTTGGGTAATCATCAGCAAAGTATCTGGATCCATCACATTTTAAATATCCAGCAGGTAAATTGGTGGCATTAGCACCAGACTCTGGATCTCCATCATACTGAACAGGCCAGATAATAATCTGACCTGTCAAGTTACCATACTTTGCTCTTTCTTTTGAGTAAAATGTTGCCATTAGTATGCCTTGATGATGAATGTGACGGTGACGCTTGGTTGAGCTACATCACACGAAATATTTAGAGCATTCTCCAAACTCTCTGCCTGCAATGATGATCCATCTGCGTCAGATGCAGTGTGTGATGGTGGTCCAGACATTGATCCAAGACCTTGCTGAATTTCAAAACTACCATGATTATGTGATATGAACGATTGATCTAAAGGATTTTTATTTGATGCAGCAAGATTCAAACTGGTTGGATATGCACCATGTCTAAATTTTAGATCGTATGAACCAGAAACAAGAGCGGGAGTAGACAATAAAACAACGTATTGTTGAGTTGCGTCATCTACTGATACAGATTGAACAGTAGTGCCCTCTCGTAAAACATCATACTTTTCATCACTACTAACTGGTGTTACATACATCAGTGGTGTAATTTTGTCATATTGATACCAATTATCAGGAAATGTTCCATATGAAGTTCTTATATCGGTTCCTGCGGGTAGAATTACTCTAGTAGTAGCATCTAAAGTACACCCAGATACAGTAAAGGGAATAGCAGTTTCTGGATCATCAACAAGACCATCAGCTCTGATTGGAGAATTCGTATCATATCCTAAGAAGTTTGGTCTACTTCTCTCCTCAATTGGTCTAGGAAAATATCCTTGGTGGCATGGAGTTTTATGGGTGTCAACAGGAACAGAATCAACAATTTGATCCGTTTCCCCACGTCCAAATAGAGTTTGGGTATAAGTATCACTGGCGTGACCACTACCTCTACTTGCACCAGATCTAAAATTACTCTCTCCAGCAGGAACAAATCCCCAATAATTTTTTCCTGTACTGTCCTGAATGAACTCCATGAAGGTATCACATCTTGGAAGAGTATTCTCTTTGTTACCATCACCATAAAATGTGATATTTTCTGCACCACCCTGCCATGTTGTTGGTTCAGCAGCTTCCAGAGCACAAGTATTGGGACCTTTTGATCTACTACATTGGTTTGAACTGGAAGCATTACCAGTCATGACAATGCCAGCGTCAGTTCTAAATGGCATGGGACCAGCACCCGTTGCATTTGTAGATGCAACGGAATCTGAGTGACCGTGTGCGGGGGTATGATTAATACCAAGTTTTCTATTTAATGTGTGAATAGTTTCCAAAAAGTCTGGAGCAGACAAAGTAATGTCAGTGAATTTGAAATACAAATTACCTGTCAAGTTTAGTGTAAAATCAATATCAGCAGTTGCTTCATGTGTTGTTCTGATAGCAACTGTCTCACCATACTCAGAAACTAGACTGCCAATAGTGGTTCCATTATCATCAAATACAGTGGTTGCTACATCCGATTGACCATATTGATATGCTGGAATGTCAAGATGATATCTTTCCAAGTCCATCATGACACTGTTTGAAATCTGAGGTAATCTGAATGTTGCTTCAGTTCCATAATATGGGAACTGATAATGATTTCCTAGATTATCAACCATGTCTCCACCGTAAGTGTCACCCAAAACAGATGCCAACAACGGATAATCAG